AGCTTCTCTTCTACATACGAGGCGAGTAGGGGGGTCAAAAACTGAGTGACCCCCGGTCCGGGGTCTGAGCAACTGAGGCTGGTGGGCTGATGTGCCAAGCGACAACGAAAGCCGGGAAGCCGTGCCGGTCAAACGTCGAGCCGTTCTGCCATCGTCATCTTCCCGCAGAGGTCGACGAACCAGCGTCTGTTGCCGCCGCTGCTTCCGGTGGCGACGAGCTCGTCACGCTCCAGGCGATGCGTGATCTTCTCGCTGCATCGATGGACCAGGCACCGGCGACGGTGGTCGCCCAGATTGCGGCCCGGTTGGAGTCAGTGCTCGCCCGAATTTCTGAGTTGAAGCCTGCCGGCAAGGAGACGTTGAACGATGTCCTTGCTGAACGACGTGCGGATCGGGAGCGTAGAGCCAAGTCTGCTGGCGCTTCCTGAAGGCACCGACCATCCAGCGGCGTTTGACGCCGTGGATGTTGCGTCGGTTGCCGGGCTGGATCTGCACGAGTGGCAAGCGAACGTGCTGCGCCAGTCGATGCGGATGAACGGCAAACGGTGGGCGGCCCGTGAGGTCGGTTTGCTGGTCGGCCGTCAGAACGGCAAGGGGTCGGTGCTCGAGGCCCGACAGTTGGCCGGGTTGTTCGTGCTTCACGAGAGGTTGCAGGTGCATTCGGCGCACGAGTTCAAGACGTGCTACGAGCATTTCCGTCGGGTCAAGGACCTCGTCGAGGGATGCGAGCTGCTGCGTGAGCAGGTCGAGATCATCCGGACCGGTGCCGGTGACCAGGCGATCGAGCTGAAGAACGGATGCCGGTTGCGGTTCATCGCCCGGTCGGGTTCGTCGGGTCGCGGGTTCTCCGCAGATGTGGTCTATCTCGATGAAGCGTTCAAGCTGTCGGACGAGACGGTGGGTGCGCTGCTGCCGGCGATGTCGGCCCGCCCGAACCCGCAGATCTGGTACACGTCGTCTGCTCCGCATGAAGATTCTATGGTGCTACATCGGGTTCGTGGCCGTGCAGCGGCTGGAGATGATCCTCGCCTGTTTGTGGCTGAGTGGGGCAACGAGCAGGACACCGACCCACTCGACGTGGAGGCCTGGTACCGGGCGAACCCGTCGCTGGGTTTGCGGATCGACGAGGACGCCGTGGCAGCAGAACAACGATCGATGGCCCCCGCAGAGTTCGCCCGTGAACGGTTGGGGATTCCCGACGTTCCACTGGATGAACAGAACCGTGGCCCGATCGACGTGCACCGGTGGTCCGATCTCACCGATGGCGACTCGGCCCCGACTGATGCGTCGGTGCGGTTGGCGTTGGACGCGCCACCGAACCGTGCCCGTGCGACGTTCGCGATCGCCGGGAAACGCCCCGACGGCCTGGTCCACGTCGCGACCCGGTACGACGTCAACCCGACCGAAATGGGCGACCTCGTCACGCTGGCGAAGCAGTTGACCGACGGTCATCACACGGCGCTGATTCTGCCGCCGAACTCGCCGGCGAAAGCATGGAAGGCCGAGCTCGAAGCGGCCGGTGTGCCGCTGGACGAGCTCACCCCGGCGGAGTACGCCGAAGCGTGCGGTGCGATCCAGGCGAAGGTGCTGGACGGTGCGATGCGCCACCGGGGCCAGCCGGACATGGACGCCGCTGTCGGCGGGCTGGCGACGAGGTCGTCGGGTGATGTGGATACGTGGTCGCGGCGGTCGTCGAAGGTCAACATCGCCCCGTTCGTCGCCGCAACATGCGCACTGCTGAGAGTTCCGGAGGTCGCCGGGTTCGACGGCGACTACTTCGTGGACCTCGACGATTTCGATTTGGAGTGAACTCATGCGGATGATCGGCACGGCACTCCAACTGGCAGGTCTCGGCACGTTCGTGGCCGGCGGTGTTCTCGAGTACGGCCTGGCCGGTGGTCTCGTGGGTGGCGGGCTCAGTGCGGTGTACGTCGGGCTCGCGATGGACCGCGGCTGATGCTCGGCGCACTCTTCGGGTCCGACAACGACCGCGCCGTGTCGGTGCCGTGGACAACGAACGACGACGGGTGGGGTTCCTGGGGCGGCAACGACTCCGTTGGCACCTGGGCCGGTGCTCACGTCGACGAACGAACCGCTACACAACTGTTGGCCGTGTACGGGTCGGCGTCGTTCATCACCGACGAGATATCGACGCTGCCCGTCAACATCGAAGGCATCCAACGGCCCTCGTGGGTCGATCAGCCGTCGGACGGTGTCGACCGGATCGCTTGGCTCGGCCAGATTGTTTGGTCGCTGCTCCTCTCCGGCAACGCCTACGTTCATGTGATCCGCAACGCTCGCGGGTTCGTGATCGCCGCTGATGTGTTGTACCCCGACAATGTGGCCGTGCGGCGTGAGGGTGGCCGGAAGGTCTTCACCGTGTCCGGGCAACCCGCTGCGGGCCGTGAGATGGTCCACATCGCCGGCCGGATGCGGCCCGGTGACGTGTGCGGGATGTCGCCGGTCGAGTGGTGCCGTCAGACCATCGGGCTCGGCCTGGCCGCCACGAAGTACGGGGCCGAGTTCTTCGACGGTGAGGGCAACATGCCTGGCGTCATCGAGCTTCCGCAGGACGCCCAGCCCGACACGATGCGCGACCTGGCCGCACAGTGGCAGCGCAAGCGCAAACAGTCCGGCCGGGGGATGCCCGGCGTGCTCAAGGGCGGCGCACAGTGGAAACCAACCGGTGTCAACCACGAACAGGCCCAGTTTCTCGCCTCACGCAAATGGAACGCCGCCGAGATCGCCGGTCAGATATTCCTTCTTGACCCGTCCGATCTGGGTATCCCGGTCGAAGGGTCGAGCCTCACCTACGCCAACCTCGAGCAGCGCAACACGCGCCGCTTGCAGGTTGCGTTGATGCCGTGGATGCGTCGCATCGAAACGGCGTTGACGCCGTTGGTCACTGCCGGGGAGTACAAGTTCGACGTTGATTCCCGCCTACGTGGCAACACCCGAGAGTCCTACGAGACGTTGGGTGTCGCGATTGGTAACGGGTTGCTCACCGTCAACGAAGGCCGCGAAGTGATCGGCCGCTCACCCATCGAACCGACCGAAACGGCGATTGACGATGACAATTTCTTCTGACCTCTCAGCACGAGGCGAGCTTGGCCGGCACCGGCGCGAGTTCACCATCGGCGAGCTCGAGATGCGTGCCGATACCGGTGCCGATACGTGGACGTTCGAGGGTGTCGCGTGCACCGTCGATCACCCGTACACGGTCCGTGACCGTCTCGGTGAGTACACCGAAACGATCGCTGCCGGTGCGTTCGACCGGTCGATCGGCAACGACAACAACCGTGTTTCGATGTACGTAAACCACGACTGGCAGGGCATCCCGCTCGCCACGCTGCGGGCCGGAACGCTCGAGTTGCGGGCCGATCCGAACCTGCGGGTCCGTGCCCAGTTGGACCCGGCACGGCCCGACGTGCAGACGCTGCGGTCGGCGATCAAGCGGGGCGAGATGACTGAGATGTCGGTCGGGTTCAACGACGTGGCCGGCGGTACCACATGGTCCGACGACTACACCGAACGGACCGTGACCGAAACGGCTCTGCGTGAAGTATCGATCGTCGAACAGGGAGCGAACGACGCCACCATGGCGGCGATCCGGTCGCTGAACGTCGACCTGGGCCGCATCCGCCAGGTCGACATGGACGAGAACGAGATCCGGCGTGCGGTCGAGCACCTGAACGGGCTGCTCCCGCACGCCGAAGCACCAGCCGAAGAGATCGAAGAGCAGATCGAGGAAACCATCGCCCGCTCGGGTGTGGTCGTCTCCGACGCTCTCATCGAACTGTTCAGCCGCAAGCGCTGAACAACCTGCGTACCCGGACCCGCCGCTCGGACCCCCAACGGGGGAAACCACCGGCAGGGCACCACGACGCAACCCCCACCCAACAAGAGCAACACAATGGAGGTTGCAGCAATGTCGAATGCAAACGAGCGCGTCCGTGCGCTCTCCGAAACCCGCGCCCGCGTGTGGTCCGAAGCCGAAGGTTTCCTCGCCGATCTCAAGGGCGAAGAGATGTCGGTCGAGCAGGCCGAACAGTGGACCCGGTACAACGAGCGCATCGATGCCCTCGCCAACGAGATCGAGCAGATTTCACAGCGCGAGACCAACGAGCGCGAAGCCGCCCAGATCCGCGAAGCTCAGGCGTCGGCGTTCGGTGACCCGGAAACCCCGGAGCGCACCCAGTCGCTGAACCAGCGCATCGCCTCCTGGGCCCGTGGCGAGACCCGCTTCGAAACGCAGGACTACGACGGCATGACCGTCAACGGAATCCGCACCAACGTCACCGCTGTCATGCGGGAACGTGAACTGCTCCGGTCCGGCGCTTCCCCCGAAGAGATCCGTGCCGTCGTGTGGGACACCGGCTCTTCGGCGTCGGTCGTCCCGACGACCCTCGACCGTCAGCTGTACGAGGTGCTCGAGGCGAATATCGCCGCGCTTCGCATGCCGACCACGAAGGTCACCACCGATTCGGGCAACCCGATGGACTTCGGCAAGGTCGTCACCCATGGCATCGCGACGCAGGTCGCCGGTCAGGGCACCACGCTGGCCGGTACGGACCCGGCGTTCGGGAAGCTCACGCTGACCCCGTCGAAGTTCGCCGAACTCATCGAGGTCAGCAACGATGTCATCACCGATTCCGGTGTCGACATGGCTGCGTTCCTCGCTCGTGACATCGGCCGTGCCGTTGGTCGTCGTGTGAATCAGGCAATCGCTGATGCGATGGTTGCCGGGGTCGTTGTCGGCTCCGGTGGCACTGTCGCTACCGGCGGTTCGCTCATCACCCCGACGTACAACAACCTCGTCGATCTCGAGTACTCGGTCAACGACGCCTACCGTGCGTCGGCCGGTGCTGGCTGGCTGGCGAAGGATTCGACGGCGGGCACGATCCGCAAGCTCCGTGACGGGGCCGGCGGTACCACCGGTTCGCCGCTGTGGCAGCCGTCGGTGCAGACCGGCATCTCCGGTCAGACCCAGCCGGACTCGCTGTTCGGCAAGCCGTTCTGGACCGACCCGAACGTTGCCGCACAGGGCTCCAACGCCAAGGTGTTGTTCTTCGGTGACTGGAACGGCTTCTACGCCCGGTTCGTCGGCGATCCCATCGTGGAGCGCAACGACTCGGTCGGGTTCAAGGAGGACGACGTCTACTTCCGCGGGAAGTGGCGCGCCGCCGGCGGCTATCAGGACCTGACAGCAGTCAATGTCCTCAAAATGAGTGTAACCTGACGCCTGCACTCACTTGCTAAAATGGTTCCATGAACCATCACTGGGTACACCGATGGCTGCCGATGCGACGATTGTCGGTCGGCAGCCTCGGTGTACCGCAAGCAATACCGGGAAGGTCGACGGGTCCGTGCTGAGAAGGCCCGAGTAATCCGGCACGGCTCGGTAAGCGCCGAAATCCTGACGCGCTACGGCGACACACCCTTCGCCTGATCACCAGTTCCCCCGGCAGGGGAACGACGCGACGGCCCTCTGCTGGTTGGTGGGTCGTCGCGTTCCCCTGCCGGGCTCCCCACCCTGCCGGAAGGAAACCCTTAATGCCTGTTCATCGCGTGCAAGAAGCCGACCTGGATCGGCGTGTCCGTGAGTTGGAAGCGTCCGGCGAAACGGTCGTGACCATGACCCGTGCCGTGCTGAGCCCCGACGTGTTCGTCGTGCTCACCTCGTCCGGCACAGCGACCCGTGAGGTGTCGTGATGAAGTTCCTCATTCATGGCAACACACCGTCAGTGAAGACCGGGTACGGGGTTCAGGCCGCGTATCTGGCCGACAAACTCACCCAAGCCGGTCACGAAGTCGCGGTGTCGTCGACCTACGGGCAGCAGTACGGGTTGGGTTCGTGGACCACCCCGAACGGTCACAGCGTCAAGCTGTACCCGAACGGGATTATGACGAACTCGACCGACATCCTGATTGGTCACGCCGAGCACTTCTTCGAGGGTGACCCTCACGGCGGGTGGATTATCCCCCTGACAGATGTGTGGGTGCTGGGCTCGCTGATCGAACCGCTGTCCAGGTTCCAGGTCGCAGCGTGGACCCCGGTCGACCACATCCCGGCTCCGGTGGGTGTCGCCCGGTTCCTGACAGCGTCGGGGGCGATCCCTGTTGCGATGTCCCGGTTCGGGCAGCAGCAGCTCATACAAGCCGGTTTGGACCCCGTGTACGTGCCCCTGTCCGTCGACACGGACGTGTACCGGCCGACGTTCACCGTCGACATCGCCGGGACCGAAGTATCGGCCCGGCAACTGTTCAACCTGCCCGACGGGGCGTTCGTGGTCGGCATGGTCGCCATGAACAAAGACCCACTCGACCGCAAAGGATTCAACGAAGCGTTCCGGGCGTTCGGCCAGTTCTGGCAAACCCACCAGAACGCTGTGCTGTTCGTCCACACAGACCAGCACGGTGTCGCCGGCGGCTACGACCTCCCCACGTTGGCAGCGCACGCAGCGGCCCCTGAACATGCGATCGTGTTCTCCGACCAGTACGCCTACCGGCTCGGCCTGCCCGCCAACCTCCTCGCCGCGGCGTACACCGCCATGGACGTGCTCCTGGCCCCGTCGCACGGCGAAGGGTTCTGTGTTCCACTGATCGAAGCGCAGGCGTGCGGCACCCCGGTCATCGCCTCCGATTTCGCTGCTCAGACTGAGCTCGTCGGGAACGGCTGGACCGTCACCGGGCAGCTCTGGTGGGACCAGGCGCAGATCGCTTCGTACATCGTCCCGTACATCGCTGATATCACCGCCAAGCTCGCCGACGCCTACACGGTCCTCGAGACGGAAGCCGACCGGTACTCGGCCGAATGCGTCTGGTTCGCCGCCGGCTACTCCGTCGACCATGTGTGGACCGAGCACTGGGAACCGTTCATCGCGTCACTGACACCTCCTGAGCTGGTCGAAAAACCGGTCATGGAACAGGTCGATGTGATCGTGCCGTTGATGCGACCCGACCGGCTCGAACGTCTCGTCGGTTCGATCAACGACAAGCGGGCCAACGTCATCGTCGTTCACGACATCACCAACCCGCCGCACCTACAACTGATGCCGCTGTGGAAAACCGTCGCCACCGGCAAGGAACTCACCACATACGCAGAGAAGGTCAACCGGGCCGTCGAAGCATCCGAAGCCGACTGGGTACTCGTCGTCGGTGATGATGTGCAGTTCACCGACGGTTGGTTCGACGCCGCTGTTGAGAAGACCCGCTGGTTCGATGTGGTCGGCACGAACGACTCCGAAGAAGGACGGGTCCGTAACCCCGAGGTCGCTGCCGGACGCCACGCCGATCACTTCTTCATTCGGCGCAGCTACATCGAAGACAAGGGAGCATGTCTGGACGGTCCCGGTGTAGCAATGCCGGAGTGCTACCGGCACTGGTTCGTCGACCGCGAAGTCATCGAGTTGGCGAAGGCCCGCGGCGTGTACGGCCACGCATATGACTCGCGAGTTGTACACCACCACCCCGGTTACGACGGCAACGAAGAAGCCCGCGAGGCCGACCCGGTCTACATGCTGGCGGTGGACAACTCCGACGACGACAACCGCACCTGGCTCAAACGGGCACCCCTCGTGGCGCAGCACCGGATCACCCGATGATCATCGACACGTTCCCGTTCCACGACGAGCTCGACATCCTCGAGATGCGCCTCACCGAACTGTTCGACACGGTCGACTGGTTCGTGATCGTCGAAGCGGACGTGACGCACCAGGACCGTCCGAAGCCGTCGTACTACCTCGACAACGTTCAACGGTTCGCCCCGTTCGCTGACAAGGTTGTGCATGTGTGGGGCACCGGGCTCCCGACCATCAAAGACGACCCTGACCCGTGGGCGCGTGAACATGCGCAGCGGGAACACATCGCCACCGGCCTCGCACAGATCGGTGTGTCCGGCTCCGACATCATCATGCAGTCTGACGTGGACGAGATCCCCCGCCCGTTGCATGTCCGTAACTGCCGACCCGGTAGCAGGTTCGTGGCGTTCGGGCAGCGCGGCCACTTCTGGGCTGTTGACTGGGAGTACCCGCCAGGGTGGATGGGCACCGTCGCAGGCACCGTCGATTCGATCCACAAACTGTCACCGGTTCACCCGTTCGGGTCGATGCGAAACCTGCGCAACAACCCCGGACTGATACGGCTACCCGACGCCGGCTGGCACTTCTCCTGGCTCGGCGGACCCGACCGGGCCGTCAAGAAGGTCAACGCCTTCTGCCATCCCGAGGTCGAAGCCGACATTCGGGGTGCGATAGCGAACGACAACTTCTACTGGCGCGAAGGGTTCCATGTGGACGGGGTGAAGATGCGCCCGGTCGACGTGAACGACGAATGGCCGAAATGGATCGTGGACGGCAACGCCCCCGCCTCGTGGTACCGGCCCCGATGATCCTCGCCGACCAATACCGCCGTCTCTGCGCCACCCCATCCGACATCTACGAACACCTCCCGACGTTCGTGGACCTCGTCACGTCACGCAACGCACAGCACGTCATCGAACTCGGAACCCGCTCCGGAGTCTCGACCATCGCCTGGTTGTACGGGCTCGAGCAGACCGGCGGACGGTTGACCTCGATCGACATCGACGAACGGCCCGACATCGGCGAACACGACCGGTGGGAGTTTCTCCAAGGCGACGACATGCACCCATCGATCGTCGGGCAGCTCAGCCTCGCCGACATCGTCTTCATTGACACGTCGCACCACTGGGCCGCCACGGTGAGTGAACTCCACACGTACCGGTGGCTGGTGAAGCCGGGCGGGCTGATGGTATGCCACGACACCGAGCTGATGAGGCCGGAAGGATCACCGCCTTCGGACCCACCGTTCCCGGTGAAACGGGCCATCGAAGAGTTCACTCAGTCAGAAGGGCTGACCTGGGTCAACCACCCGCATTGCTGGGGCTTGGGTGTCATACAGTTCCCGTAGGGTGCCGACCATGGCAGATGCGCGTCGTCGCTCAATAATCGAGGTGATGTGACATGGCCGATACCGATTACTGCTCGCTTGCCATGCTGAAAGACGCGATCGGCATCGATGACGACGAGGACGACCCGGTGTTAGCGATCGCGATCGATGCGGCGTCACGGCAGATCGACGCCCACTGCGGCCGCAGGTTCTACCAAGACACCGACGTGGTGGCCCGGTCGTACTTCCCGCACATGCCGCGCTGCTTGTACGTGGACGACATCTCGACGCTGACTGGGCTGTTGGTGAAGGTCGACGAGGCCGACGACGGCACGTTCGCCACCACCCTGACGATCAACACCGACTTCATCGTTGCCCCGGTCAACGCCGCCGCCGAAACGCCGGTGCAGCCCTACACCGAGATTCGGCTTCTCGACGGCGCACTGTCGTCGTACACCCGACTCTCATCGGGTCGCCCCTACGTGCAGGTCACCGCCCGGTTCGGTTGGCCGGACGTACCCGACCCCGTCGAACGTGCCTGCGTGTTCCAGGCCAAGAACCTGTTCAAAGCCCCCGACCTGTTCTGGGGTTCGTTCCAGTTGGCCGAAGAAGGCTCGCCGTTGCGGGTGCCGTCTATGGACCCGCTGGCCCGTGGTCTGCTCGAGCGGTTCGTGCGGTGGACCGACATCGATCATGGGTGACATCAACGCCGCCTGCCAGGCCCTCGCCGACTCACTGATCCCGGTCGACGGGCTCCGTGGCAAGGCGTATGTTGATGACCAGATCAACGCACCCGAGGCTCAGGTCTTCAACCGGGCCTACGACCCCCGGCTGACGCTGGGCGGCTCACCCAAACAAGCGGTCGGGCTGGGTTTGCGGATCTACGTCAAACGTCTCGATCTGCGGTCGGCCCAGTTGCAGTTGCGTGGCTACATGACCTCGGTCCTTGCCGCCGTGCAGGACTCGGAGAACTGGGACGCCGGCACCGACTACGTCGAAGTCGTCCAGATCGGTGCCCCGTTCGAGACATCAACCGGTGATGCCGTGTACCTCGCCGTCGATTTCGACATCGACGTTGTGCTCTAAGGAGACCTGATGGCCTTTCGTTCCTCACAGCAGGCCCGCTGCTACTACGACACCGTTGGGCTTGCCGCCTACGCGCGCAGCCTCGGAGCGAACGCTGTGGTCGACATGCACGACATCACCGTGCTCACCGACACCGCGAAGAAGTTCACGCCAGGGTCGGACACGTCCACGTTCACCCTGGGCGGCCCGTTGGATTCCGACGGTGAAGGGTTCACCCCTATCGAGACGCTGAAAGCGGCCGGCACAGAAGCACCAGTGACGTACATGCCGCTGGGTGTCGACGGTGCGGCGTGGCTGTTCGACGCCTACAACACCCAACTCGACACCACAGCGTCGCATTCCGGCACCACCGACTGGACGATCGCCGCGCAAACGTCGGGGATCACCGACATGAACGGTGTGATCCTCGAGAACGACTCGACCGTCACCTCCGACACGGACGGCACCGCGAACAACAACGGCGCAGGCACGTCCAACGGGGCCGTGTTCCACCTCCACGTCACCGCCTATACCGGGTTGACTTCCGACGCCATCATCGTGGAAGGCTCCGCTACCGGCTCGTTCGGCGGCGAAGAAACCACTATCGCTTCGTTTGCGTCGGTCACCGGTGTCACCTCGGAGCGGGTCGAAGTGACCGGCACCGTGCCCCGCTACCTGCGTGTCGTCGACAACGTCACCGGCACCGGTTCTATCACCCGTTTGGTCGCCGTTTCCCGACGCTGACCCTCTGACGGTTTCGTTCTTCCCTGCCGGGTCGGAAACCCATCAACTCCACAAGGGGATATTCATCATGGCCTTTCGGGCAGGTAAGGACGCCCACATCCTCATGGATGCGGTGTCCGGTTCACTCAGCAACATCTCGGCGTTCTCGGATTCGGTTTCGTTTCCGCAGATGGTCGACACCCACGAAGTGTCGGTGTTCGGCACCACCGCGAAGCAGTTCATTCCCGGTTTGACCGACGGCGGCGAAGTGTCGATGTCGGGCCCGCACGATGTCGCGCTGGGCACGTTCGTGTCCGCGCTCAAGAACGCCCAATCGGCGGGGTCGTCAACGTCGACGTTCACGTACTCGCCGGCCGGTTCCATCGCCGGTCAGGTCAAGCAGACCGCCGAGGTGTTCATCAAGTCCTACGACGTGTCCTCCGCTGTCAACGCCCCGACCCAGTACTCGTGCTCGCTGCAAATCACCGGCATCGTCGACAATGGCACCTGGTGAGCGGTGGCTGACCCGAACGTTGCGATTGTCGGGTCGCTCGATCCGTCATCGTGGCGAAACCTTCAACGTGACCTGAAACGGCTTGCCCCTGAGATCCAGAAGGAACTGAACAAGGAGATCAAGGGCATCGCCGGCGACATCGTCTCCGACGCCAAGTCATCGGCGTCGTGGTCGTCGCGCATACCCGGCGCGCTCGGCGTGTCCGTCACCACCTCGCGGGTCGGGGTGAAAGTCAACCGCAAGAAGGCCCCGCACGCACGAGCGTTCGAGGGCGTGGGCCGGTCCGGGTTTGGAACGAAGTCATCGTTTCGTCACCCCGTGTTCGGCAACCGCAACGTGTGGGTGTCGCAACCCACCCGCCCGTTCCTCGCCCCGGCGATCCGTGCCAACCAGACAGCGTTTTTTCAGAAGGCCGAAGAAGCAGTGACCAACGCCGCCCGCCACGCCGGTTGGCGCTAACCCAAGGAACCACACATGCCCCCTGCCGGACAGAAGTACCCGCCCGTCGATGTCAACATCAAGTATCTGACACCGCGCGAGCTCACCGACCTGTGGAAGAACGCAGGTCTGTCGGCCGAAGACCTCGACAACCCGATGGCCGCCGAAGATCCCGGCCAGGCGCTCGCCGCTATCGCGTGGGTTGTGACCCGTCGCGAGTTTCCCGACATCACCCTCGAGGAAGCGTGGGACGTGCCGATTTCGTTGGACGACGACGACGTGGACCCTACGAACGCCGGCAGCTGAGAACTCTCGCAGCGCTGGCGGCACGTTTCCACACCTCCATCGACAGCCTCGAGGACAGGCCCATGTGGCAGATCCTCGACATGATCGACCTCGCAGACCGTCAGGACTGAATCTATGGCTGCTCCGTCGCGTGACCTGATCGTCAACCTGGTCGGCAAGACCAATCGGCTGATGGGTCCATTGCAGGGCGCGTCGGCGCAGATGAAACAGGTCGGGTCGACCCTGACACGCACACTCACGCCCGCTGCTGCCGCGGTGGGTGCCGGCATGGCACTCGCG